GGCTGGGGGTCGGGTCAAGCCGTGGATATAGCGGGCTCAGAAGTCCTCGGAGCCCGAAGTGGGGAACTGCTGCGGGTCGCCGACCTCGGACATCTTGGCCGTAAGCGCACGGCGGGCGGCCTCGATGGCCTGAAACAGCTCGTCGTTGGTGGTGATGACCGTATCATCGAAGGCCACCAGGAGAGCATCGTTCAGGCTCGCCGAGGAGCCGAAGGTCGCCGTGTGCTGACCCTTCCCCGTGAAGGACGTGAGGTTCAAGCTCTTGGTCGCCATCGATCACGCCCTCCTCAGACCTGCACGTACAGCACGTAGCCCTCGAAAGCACCGTTGCCGCCGGCCGTATCGAACGTGGCGATCAGCTCTTCGCCGGCGTCGCCCGTCTCGGTGGACAGGATGCCGTTCTCGTCCGTGTTGGACGCGAAGTCGCTGACGCCGGTGGCGTCCACGTCGATGGTCCCGCTGTACTTGCCCGCGGCCCCGTCAACGCCAATCTGGATGTTGGCATTGCCCGCAAACGTGGTCGTGACCTCGACCTTGCCGTCGAGAACACGAGCCTTCTCGGGCAAGCGCGTCAGCCGGACGGTGTCGCCCGAGCTGGCTGCGGTGCCGCCGGTGTTATCGAAAGAGAACCGGGCCACGCGCACCTCGCCTTCGTTCTCGTTGGCGCGGAGCTTCGTCGTCGGCGTCCCTTCCACGGCGGCGATCTGGTCGCTGTTGAACTCCGCCATCGTCAAACCCCTCCCGTGGGTATTCAGAGGCGGGGGCTATGCCGGTTCATCAGGCAGTGAGACCCCCGCCGTTCGCATTACTCGGTGCTCTGGACCTCGACCACCATCTCGTCTTCGAGACGGACGGCGCCCCAGGAACCCCAGGTGTAAATCTGCTGGGCGTTCCGCTTGTCGGGCCGCTCGTTGGCCGTGGCGGTGATGTCCTGGGCCACGCCCATGATGACGCCACCCTGCACCATCGCGATGTCAGAGCGGGTGCCGCTGTTGATCGGCAGACGCTCCGAGCGGATGAAGGTGAAGCCCATGAAGTCGTTAATCTCACCGCGGGTCAGCGCCCGAACGCTGGCGAAATCGGCGGAGGTGGCCTTCTCGTCGGCCAAGAGCTGAGACATGCCCTTGGCGTTGGTGACGAAGAAGCGGTTCATCTCCGGGACCTCGTTGGCGTCCAGGATTTCCTTGGTGTCGATCAGCTTCTGGACCGTCAGCGGCTGACCCGAATTGCTCGTGAGCTTCTGGTCGCTCGGCAGGGCCACGGTCGTATCCGCGCTCTTGCCGGCAGTCGCATTGCCCAGAGCAGCTCGGATGACCTCGTCGTCCCACGTACGGCCCATGACGCCCCCGTGCTTCTGCACGTAGGGACCCTGCGGGTCGATGAGGAGCTTGAGGCGGTCGGGATTGTCGATGAGGTCCGCCACATCGTAGTCGCGCGGGAAGCCCCAGCGCCGGCTGTGCGGCGTGTCATTCAGGGGCGTGTCGCCGTGACGCGTCATGATCTCGTTGGCGGTGTCCTGTGTGGTGCCGATGCGCTCACGGGCAAAGCTCTCGCCCGTCACTTCCTCGCGCGTGACCAAGGGCTGGAGCCGCGCCGTCCGCTGCTCGGCGAGCAGATGCACCTGACTGGAGAACTGCTCAACGAAGGACGTGGGGATTTCAAAGGACATGATGTCCTCCTATCGTTTCCTGTTCACGTTTCGTTCCAGCACCGGGTCCGCGCGAACGGTTCCCACCGGCGAAAGTCTCGTCGTTCAGGCGCCACCTGCCGGCGTGGCCGTGCCACCGGAGCTGCTTGACGCCTTCGTCCAAGCGCGATGTGAACACAAGGGGAACGGAATGTCAAGGGGTCCAAACAAAAAGAACCCCCGGCTGTAACGCCGGGGGTAGTCGAACGGAGAAACTGCCATGACTGGCAGGCCCCAGGTGGCGTGGATCGCGGAGCATGTCAACCGAACTTGGCAGCTCGGTCACGCATCTGGCGCGCGTTCTCCAGCAGCTCGCGGCGCTCGCGCGAGGAGTTCGCGTTGAACGCCTGCTCTTCGATGCGCTTCGCCTCACTACGAAGCTGGGCCGGCGTTCGGCCGCCCTGCGTCGAGCCCTGGGCGTTGGGGTCAAGGCCACCGTCCTCGGAAACCATGCCGCCGACTTGAGCGAGCGCGCGGATCACATCGGGGCTGTTCGCCGCCCCTGTCTTTTCCAGGGTCTGCATCAGCTCCTTGCCGCCCAGCTTCTCGACAGCAATGCGCGCCTGCGACATCTTGCTGTCGAATGCCTCGCCCCATTCCTTGCGAAGGGTGTCCTTGGCCTGCTCGACCTGCTGCTCGGTCTGCTGCTGGGTTTGCTGCTGGATGCCCGAGACACGCTGGCCGAACCAGTTGAACAGCTCCTGGGCCTGTTTCGGCATGAGGCCAGCTTCATGAGCCTTCTGGGCGAACTCTTTGGACAGCTCCTGGTCGGGCGTCACCGCCTCGATGGGGTTGCCCTCACTATCCTTCGGGTTCTCCAGAGTGAACTCATCGGCAGACGCCGGGGCGCCGAGCTTCTGGGCCATCTCCTGGAGCTGCGTCAGGTCGCCGGGGTCGCTCGGCTTCTTGACGATCTCGTCGGGGTTCATCGACATCGCCTGCCGGGCGCTCTTGTAGGCTTCGAGCGCCTTGTCCACCGTGCCGAGCGACATGAGGTCGTTGTCGTTCTGCACGCTTTCGGGCAGGTGCGGCTTCATGTCCTCCAGGTTCAGCGTGACGCTCTGGCTGGAGCCCTGGCTGGAACCCTGGCCGGAGTCCTGGTCGCCGCGGCCCTCCTGGGGCGTGCCCTGAGAAGCGGTATTGCTTCCCTGGCCGGCGCCTTCCTGGCCGGCGCCGAGGGCGCTGCCGGCGCCTTCCTGGCTGGAGCCTTGGCCGCCGTCACCGGCACCCTCGGCAGCCTGATCGTGAAGAACGCGGACGTAGCTGCCGTCGTCCTCAAAGCTGTGCGCGCGTGCCATCGTCGTCCTCCTCATGATCTTCGAGCTTATCCGCGTCCACTCCCATACGCGTGCTGATATGGACGAGGACGGATCGCTGGCCTTCGTTGTAGGCCATCCGGTGGGGGTCCGTGTCGAATGTAGACCGGTCGGTATATCCAAAATAGGCAAGCAAGTCCTGTAGAACCCGCTGCCCATCCTCTTGAGCGAACAGGCGCTGGTAGGCCCGTACCGTGTTGGGGGTCATCGGCCGCCTCCGATTGCTCCGCCGAGAGCGTTTGTCAGCTCGCTCGCCGCCTCGGCGCCCTGGTTGACCTGTTCCAGACGCTCCTGTCGGCGCTGCTGCTGAGCGCGGGCGTTCCGCAGCCGGCGGATTTCCGCCTCGTTGCGCAGGATGCTGTCCGGGGCGCCCGTGCCGGACTGCACGACGCGGCCAACCTCGTCAATGTCAAACAGGTCCAGAATGCCCTCGTCAGCATTCGCGAACGGCAGGACGATTTCCATGAGCCGCTGAACGCCCAAGGCGTCCTCCTGTTTCTGAGAGCTGGTCAGCGGCGACACGAAATCGGCGTCCACCTGCGACAGGTCAAGGCCCTGCGGCGGGTCCTCGAACGCACCGCCACGCGCCAGGAGCCCGAAAACACGGCGGACGAATGGCTGGAGCAGCTCAGCCTGCAAGCGCAGCAACATGGGGGCCAGGGCGCGGTTGCGCTCGTCCACCTCCTGGGCGACCTGGGTGGCCGTCTTGACCGGGCTCTCCTGCGTCATGAAGAGCGAGACGAAGAACGCCTGCCGGATGCTGGTCTGTTTCTGCTGGAGGAGCTGGCCGCCCACGTCGATCCGGCTGGCTCCAGTCGGGATCAGCGGCTGCGGCTGGGCCTGGCCCTCAGTGTAGGTGATCCCGCCCGGTTGCAGCCGCACCGGCGAGACGATGCCGCCATCCGGGACGGTCAGCGGCGGGTCTACCAGCTTCTCGGCGCCGCGCAGGATCGTCTCTTGCATCCGGTTCACCATGCGAATGTCGGGCATCGCCGTCATGGCTGGGCTGCGGCCGTAGCGGTCCTGGCGGACCTTGTACCACCGCGGCACCATGTACGGCATCTCCTCGTAGAAGCTGGCCCGGACGACCGCCTGATCGTCGGGGACAACCCACAGTGAAGCGAATTCCGCATTGTTCGTGTTGCGGATGCGGCTCGGGAGCTTTTCCTCCAGGTCCGGCTGGCTGCCGTCGATAGGGAACACCGCGTGGATCATGTCCACTTCCTCGTACGGCTTGTTCTCCGCCTTCTTCCCGGAGAAGCTCTCCGAAAGCTCGTCGTTGTCCCGCGTGAATTGCTGCTGAGCCTGGACCGGCGTGAGCCGGAGCCGGCGGAACACGCGGTCCACCATGCCCTGGGGGTTCTCGAAGAAGGCCACGTCCTGGAGATGGGGCGACTGGAGACGGATGCGCCCTTGCGGGTCCGTGTCCACGAACAGAATACTCGTACCAAACGCCCCCAAGCTCAGGTATTGGGAGTGGAAGTGGGCTGGCATGTTGACACTATCCGAGCGCATCCGGTCGAGCATGATCTGCTCGACACGCTCGCCCCACTTCTTTACCGCAGCCGAAGTGTCGGCCTCGACCGCTCCGAAGTTGAGCCGGAACCACTGTTTGGACGGGTTCGTCAGGAGCGAATTGAGCTGGCTGGCGAAAAGCTCGACGGATTGGGGTGCGGTGCTGTCCAGTACAAACCGCTGGCGCTCCTTCCCCTTCGGCGTCCGCTCGGTGAACGTCGCCTCACGCGGAAGGACGTGGTTGGCGATGTCCTCCCACTCACTCTCGAAGCTCCCGCGGTCTTCGCGCGCTTTCTCATCGAGACGCTTGACCGCCTGGGCCAGTTCGCTCATCAGTTGCCTCCGAGAAGCGAGGTGCCGGAGCTACTGCCGCCACCGCCGGAAGCGAGCAGCGTCGAACCCGAGCCCTGGGCGGAGATGCGCTGCCGGCGCTCACGGCGCCGCGCTTCTTCGCCGGCGCGGTCTTCGCGCGCCTGCTGCGCCTCGGGGTTCGGGGGTTCGGGCTGGTCGATATCCGGCCCAGTGAAGATGTTGGATACAGGGTCGTTCAGCTTACGCATCGAACTCGGCCTCCTGCTGCGCCATCCGCTTGGTTAAAAATTGGCGAGCCCAGAAGCGAGCCTGCTCCAACTCTGTCCGCTTGTCAAGAGGAACGAAAGCCGGCGACATCGGGTCATCATTGCCGCCGCGCAGCGGCGACGTGACGCTGTTCCGGCCAGCGTACCGAATATGCGGCGTCAGCTCGTGGACCCGGTCCGTGTTCCGGGAATACTTCGCGAGACCGTCCCGTGCCATCAATACCCCCGGCGCTCAAGAAACCGCCGCACCATATGCCGCGCCACAGCCGTCGCTGTCACCGAAGTCATCGGGTGGTTCCGGTCAATCCCGAGCACTCGCTCGCGCGCATCGAACGCCGTTGAAAAAGCCGCTGCCGCGGTGGCTTGGTCCATGCCCTGGATGCGTACCGACCACATGCGCTCCAGCGCATCGAACACAATGTTCGTGCAGCCCGGCCGCAGGCAAAGCTGCTCGAAGGCCACGGCCAGGGCCTCGTGCTCCTCGTCCAGAAGGTAGTCCGGATCGTCCCCCGGCAGGTCCACCATCTTCGGGGCCAGTTCCCAGATGAGCAAGTGGAACATCTCGTGGGCCACGCTGGCGACCTTGAACGCCGGCGGCGTCGCCGTCAGCGACAGGTCGTACACCACCTCGGCGAGCTTGGGGTTGTTCGGCGGGATGCGCACGGTCGAGTAGCTGGTGATCGGCGCCGAGGACATGCGAAGCTGCACCAGTTCAGGGTTAAAAGACAACTCCGGCGGGCGGAAGTACTTGACCACCTCGGCGGCAATGTCGCGCGTGTCCTCGGGGGTCAGGGTGACGGGGAAGCCCAAAGCCTCCCACTCTTGCTGCGCGTCTTCGACCGATTTCCGCATGAACATGCTACATCTCCGCTACTGCTTGACCACCCTGGTCCGGGGTCTCCGAGCGCCGGATGCGGCTTTGGACCCCCAGTACCAGCATCCCGAAGGCGTCCGCCGCATGCGACGTCCAGTCGTGCAGCGGCGTCTCTTTCGTGACCTGTTTGCTCTCGTCCCACTCTCGCCGGTACAGCATGAGCCGGTCAATCCCTTCCTGGCACGCGGTCTGGTTGAACCGGCACCGCGGCAGCGTGGCTTGCGTCGCGGCGATCCGGTCGGCCACCCGGTGCTGCTCGATGGTCGTCGGGATCACACCGAGCTGGCGCAGGATCGACGCCCGCGACTTGCCCGTGCCGATATCGTGTTGCTCGACATCGTGCGGCAGGAAATGCTTGCCGTACATGTACCCCCGCTCGGCCAACACACGCGCATAGTGCTGGAGCGGCTGCCCGTTGGCCTCGTAGAAGTCGATCACCCGTAGCTCCCCGTCCATGATCTGAGCGAACCAGATCGCCGTGGCGTCGTCCCAGCCCAAGTCCCAGCCAGTATGCACCGGCAGCAGCGGATTGTACGGGATGTGCTGAATGCGGCCCTGGGCTTGCAGCCACTCGATCTCCGAAGCGTAGATAGCCCCCACGGAGCCGGCGTCGAACTCGACCTCGTACTCCTGGCGGAACCGCGACCGCCCCAGCTCCAGCTCAGCTTCCCGCAGCTCCGAGCGCGAAAGCACGCCTGTCTCCGAGGCCGCGTACCGGCAAGCATACCACTGATCGGAGAAAACTTCGTTCGTCTTGCCCGTCTCGCTTTCCTTCTCGCGCACCGGGTGGCCGTTGTAGAACGCCTCGGCGCGTTTAAACTGGTGGTAGGCGTGATTTCGGCCGAAGGGGGTGAAGATGAAGTTGGCCCACTGGTTCGGCCGGCCGAGGGCGTCCTTGCCGCTGCGGTTCTCATCAGAAAGGCTCGGGCGGATTTGGTCGGTCCAGACGC